TATAAAAGAAAAATACAAAAAATAAGGAGGAACTGAACTAACTAATGCACCCAGTAAGGAACCTCAAAACCTCCACTACGATAAATAGTGGGGGTTTTTTCATTTTAGGTGGAACTTTTTTATTATCATGATATATTTATAGTCATAACCCGGTAAAATAAAAAGTAAGGACTATGGATATGAACGAGTGGATAAATAGGAACTATAAAGACCTTTATAATACCACCAAAAATATCGTCAAACATCAAGCGGACGCAGACGACCTATTCCAATCGGTAATGGAACAACTACTACAAAACAAACAGATACGGGAAGTCCCCCCCGATAGACGAAAGTATTTTTTTATACGAACCCTAAAAAACAACTACTACTCCAAGACCTCAAAATACTACTACGAGAATAAGAAATACCAAGACAAACAAACCGACTACAACCCTGAAATACACGAACAAATGGACGAACCATATATGGAACCCGCAGAACTCGGATGGGTTTATTGTCAATTAGAGAACCTATCGTGGTTTGAGAAGGACCTATTCATAATGTGGTTGGAACTTGGGACACTAACCCAAGTCAGTAAAAAGACAACTATACCCCTGAACTCGGTGGGGAGATACATAAACGAAACCAAACAAAAACTAATAAAACTATGGGTAAACAAAAACTAAACGATGAGAAGGTGGAACTTATCAAACATCTACTATCAACGAGGATATACAAACACCACGAAATTGCTGAATACTTTGATACCTCGAGACCCAACATCACCAAGATAAAAAAAGAGCATAGGTGGAAAGAAGTCCCCACCCCCGATGATATTAGGGGTAAATACCTATGGTATAAATTACTAAACGGAAAACTAAAATAATATGGAAACAGAAAAATACTACGGAACGATATCCATCGACCAAATAAACCTAAACGATGGTAACCCACGAAGCATCAAAAAGGACAAACTCGAACAACTAAAAAAGTCCATACAGGACTTCCCTGAAATGTTAGAACTCAGACCTATCATCCTCAACGAAAACAACATCGTATTAGGGGGAAATATGAGGGTGACGGCACTAAAAGAACTTGGATACACCGAAGTCCCATTCATCAAGGTAAAGGACCTTACACCACAACAACAGGAGGAATTCATTATAAAAGACAACCTATCATACGGGGAATGGGATTGGGATATGTTGGAGGAAACTTGGGACCAAAACCTACTAATCGAATGGGGACTTGATATACCAGATAATAAGTTCTACCAAAAGGACGAAGCCGAGGAGGATGACTACAACGGAGTAGTCCCCCCTACATCAAGAATAAAAATAGGGGATATAATAGAGATAGGACCACACCGACTAATGTGTGGGGACTCAACAGACCCCGACCACGTTGAAATACTAATGAAGGGTGAGTTAGCGGACCTACTGCTAACAGACCCTCCCTATGGAGTCACCTACGACGGAGTCCCCGCAGGGAAGGATTGGGAGGTTATCGAGAACGATGACCTACGAGGAGATGGACTATACATATTCCTACACGAGGCATTCAAAAACGCATATAACCATACCAAAGACAACGCAGCGGCTTATGTGTGGTATGCAGACCAAAACTACAACCACTTTATAAACTCACTGAAAAACAACGGATATAAAGAGAGACAAAAAGTTATATGGATAAAAGGGATGGTCCTAAATAGAAGTGACTACCACTTCGCTCACGAGAATTGTTTATACCTATCCAAGAATAACGGAACAGGGGTCGGTTGGTATGGGGGACGAGACAAACAGACCATTATGAACCTAAAAGACAGAGGAGAAATAAAGAACCTAAAAAAAGAGGACCTCATAAAAATAGTTGAGGACTTGGTGTCAAATACAGATACGTGGGAAATAAGAAAAGATGCAGTGGTGACCTACGTCCACCCAACTCAAAAACCTATCCCCCTATCAGGAAAAATAATAAACAACTCCTCACCGATGAAGGGTTTATGTTTAGACCTATTCTTGGGGTCGGGGAGTTCGATGGTCGCAGCTCACCAACTCGGGAGACGACTATACGGAATGGAATTGGACCCTAAATATTGTGAGGTAATTATAGACAGGATGAAACATAACGACCCCGAACTAAAAGTGACGATAAATGGAACTGACTACTGACCAAAAAATATTCCTCGATGTCTTGGAAAAGACGATGGGGAACGTAACGTTAGCACTCGAGAAAACTAAATACACTCGAGAGGATTACGACGAGTGGACGGAGGATATTTTATTCTCAATTATGATACAAGAGGTAAATGAAAAAACCATCGACTACGTAGAGAATAAACTTATCCAAGAGATAAACAAGGGGAACCTAAATGCGATTCAGTTCTACCTAAAAACAAAAGGAAAAAACAGAGGATATGTGTAAGGAATGTGAGAATAAAACGAATGAAGTTCCAACAACATTTAGGAACTACTCATTAGAGGAATTGGAGATGGCTTATAATGACTATAACAAAGCGATTTATACCCCCCAAGAAACAGCGTGGTTCTATAACCTATACAACAGGGTATTCAAAACAAATAAACAACCAGGATGTGGTAAGTGTTTTGTAACTATTAGAAAACACCTACACCACCGATACCTATACGAAACAAAATGAGTGAGGAACTAAACGAAATAAACAAAACACCCGGTCGACCAAAAGGCTCGGGGAGAGAAAACGGATATAAACTCCATAAGATGACTAAAACCGAAGTGGAGGTATTTTTACGAGAGTCAACAAAAATGATACTCAACAAACACCTATCCTACAAACAATACGTGGAATATTGTAGGAGACAGGGAATATCAAAAGAAATGGGAAACGTATATTGGAATAGAGTTTGGGAACAGGTAAAAGAAAGGTTTAGACACGACAGAAATAAACTCGTAGATAAACACCTACTACAATATTGGACAATATACCAACAAGCGATGGAGGAGGGGGACTATACCAACGCACGACAAACCCTCGATGCTATCGCTAAACTTCAGGGACTAAATGAACCAGATAAACTTGACCTAAACAATACCACAACCATTGAATTCAAGTTCGGAGACGAGTAAGAAATTACAGGTAAAAGGATTTATCCCCCACCCTGATCAAAGGACAAAGATAAACCTCATTGACAACGAGGAGGTAAAATATATCGTCCTTACAACAGGTCGTCAGTGGGGAAAAACTCTATTAGCCCAAAACCTATTACTAAAATGGGCATTGGAAAACCCGAACTCTGTTCTGATGTGGGTATCCCCCGTCTATGCTCAAGCACGAAAAGTTTTTACATCGATGCACGAGGCTATCGTAGGGTCGGGATTGGTAAGAGACAACCACAAAACTAACCTAATGATAACCCTCGTAAATGGTTCGGTCATCCACTTCAAATCGGGGGAACGACCTGACTCACTACGAGGTTTTACGAACGACTACCTTATAATAGACGAGGCTGCGTTCCTACGAGATGAGGTGTGGAATATGGTCCTAAAACCAACGATATTGGTAAGGGGTAAAAAGGTATTATTTATATCAACACCAAAAGGTAAAAACTACTTATACTCCTTATCGGTAAAGGGACAGGACCCCCACGAAAAGAGTTATCTATACCTAAAAGGTTCATCCTACGATACACCATTTATAACCAACGACGAACTCGATGAAGCGAGGAGGTCCTTACCAGAGGAAATATTCAAACAGGAAATAATGGGTGAGTTTATTGACTCGGGTGGTGAGGTATTCGTAGATATAGACAGATACTGCGTGGTAAACCACTACGAACCCCCACGACAAGGGGTCAAATACTACGCAGGTGTGGACTTCGGTCGACAAGACGACTACTCAGTCCTTACCATCTTCGATGACACGGGAAAACTCGTATTTTTCTATCGAGAGAGACAAAAGCCGTGGGGGGAAATACTTGGAAACATTGAGAGGGAACTAAAACGATACGACGCATTATGTCAGGTGGAGGTCAACTCAATAGGAGACGTATTATTCGAACAACTAAAACAGAGATATAAAAACGTATTACCCTTCCTAACTACCAACGCATCGAAACAAAATATCATCGAGGACTTCATATACGGAACCAACGAGGGACAAATATTCCTACCTACGGAACGACTAAATTCGGAACTATACTTGGAACTAAAAACATTCAGTTATCAATATTCACTAAAAACAAGAAAGATATCCTACGGGGCTATACAAGGGGCTCACGACGATATCATAATGAGTTTATGTATAGGATACAACACCCTCAAGGAACGTAAAACAAAAGGAACCTACTACATATACTAAACCCCCCCACAATTTATACTTACCTATATGGAGAAACATTACGTAGAATACGAAGGAAAAGAATACAGGGTTCACGAACCCACCATCGAGTTATGGATGAAACTCAACACCCTAAAAGACCTATACGATAACAACGACTTTTCACTCATCCTTATCTCCATCGCCACGGGACTCACTACCGAACAACTACGAGACGCAGAATGGGAGGGGGTCTATAAAACGGCTCACTACCTATCGGAATACCTACTAAAAGATGGGGATAAGTTCCATAAAGAGTTTGAGTTTAGAGACCAAAAATATCACTTTATAGACCTCGAAAACCTGACCTTCGGGGAGTTCATCGATATAGACGAATTCCTATCGAGAGACCCCGCTAAAAAGGTCTCAGAACTAAACCTACTGATGGCACTACTATACAGAGAGACAGACGAAAACGGGAAACTAACCCCCTACGATGCTTCACTCCTAAAAGACAGGGCGGAGTTATTTAGACGACTACCAGTAAAATATCTAAATGGGGCTCTGGTTTTTTTTTACAATTTAGAAACCATATTACGTCTAAATACACACTCATCTTTCCACCGAATATGGTTGAAAGTAAAGTGGACGACGATAAAGGCTTTGACCAATTTTGGGGTTGGTTTGCGTCGTTGGTATATTTATCCGGTGACGATATTCTCAAAATACACCAAGTCGCTCAAAAACCTCTACTCGAAGTCCTAAACTTTTTGACCTATCAGAAGGACCTAAATATGTTGAGGGAACGTGAGATGAAAAAACAACTATCTAAATTATGAACTACATAAACTTCAAAAATATAACCGACGACTTAGCCCTGTTATGTCAACAACATAAACAACTAAACTCATTCGGTATCGGGGATATCAAACAACTAATATACCTGACTCAACAGAGGGACAAACAAAGTAATAACCCCGAATGGTCAGCACCGATATACCCCCTAATGTTCGTAATACCCCAAAACGTAGTCCAAGACGACTCGTTCGTAAATTACCAATTTAGCGTCCTAATATGTGATATTATGAACGCTAACAATTACGATATTGAAGTCGACCTATGGAGTGATACGTTAGCCATCGCTCAGGACGTTCTCGCTCAATTCAAATACTCGGTAACTCAAACTCAAGGGGACTACCAAGAACGATATGACCTTACACTACCGACGACGATAACCCCCTTCTCGGAAGCCTATGATGATATATTGGTGGGTTGGAACCTCAACCTAACATTACAGGTTGATATGCCGCTCAACAGATGCATCGCTCCGTTCGAACCATTCCCCGTAGATGCTAACATTTTATACGAGGATACCAACATCACCACAACTCAAGATGACGACGGGGTTGAATATGAGTATAACTAAAACAAAAAACCAAAAATAAATGTCAAACCTAAAAATTAGTCAACTACCTGAGTTCTACGGAAACCCAACAGACGGATACCTCGTATTCAACAACTCGGGAGAAACAACAACATATAAAATAAAAACAAACCTCGTAATGAGTGGAGGAACCTCAGGTTCGGGAACCAGCGGAACATCAGGTTCAAGCGGAACATCAGGTTCAAGCGGAAGTTCAGGAGTCAGTGGAACGAGCGGAAGTTCGGGTTCATCAGGAACGTCAGGTTCGAGCGGAACGTCAGGAATAAACGGAACGAGCGGAAGTTCGGGCTCAAGCGGAAGTTCGGGCTCAAGTGGAAGTTCGGGATCAAGCGGAAGTTCGGGCTCAAGCGGAAGTTCCGGTTTATCAGGAACGTCAGGTTCGAGTGGAAGTTCCGGTTCATCAGGAATAAACGGAACGAGCGGAAGTTCAGGTTCAAGCGGAAGTTCAGGTTCATCAGGAACTTCGGGAACGAGCGGTGACTCAATGTTTATCACGGGAACTGGACTCAATTCGGTTATCAACAAATACGACACAGCAGCAGAAATGGACTCACCCTATGGAGCATCCATCGCAGGATTCGACAACGAGGTTCAGTCAACCGCATCGGGTAATACCATTTACGGAGGATACCAAAATAGAATTGAGAGTGGTGCGGGTAACTACAACACCATTCTAAATGGACACCTACATAATATTACCGGTGGTGCTCATGCAGGAATTGTGGCGGGACAAAACAACACGATACAGGGAGAATATAACAACTTCATTGGAGGGGGTATAAATAACGACATTCAATGGGGTGAAAATGGTGCCATTGTCGCAGGACGTGGTAACATAATTGGGGGTGGAAGTAATAACTTCATTGCTGGCGGTGAATCCAATAACATTGGTTCTTATATCAAAAACACAATTATCGCAGGGGAGGGTAATACCTACACCGCTGATATGAGACAATCAGGTATATTATTTGGTTACGCTAACAACATCGGAGGGAGCGGAGAATTCTCTAATATCATCGGAGGGGATGGAAACGTGTTATCAGGAAGTGGGGTAAATAAGTCAACCATTATCGCATCAAACACGAGTAAAATATCAGGTATAGATGCCGCACAGAATAATGTTATTATGGCGTCTGCGGCTTGCGAAATTTTACACGACGGAGGGGATAACAGAAACGTTATAATAGGTCAATCAAGTAGCATTATTCGAACTTTAGAAGGCGGGTTTATGGCTGGCGGTTTTGATAACCTTTTGGATACCTCAGACCATTCATCAATCATAGGAAGTGGGGATAATAAAATTATCGGTGGTGGATTCAACTCAACTATCGCATCATCGGGAAGTGAT